TGTACTACAGCCTTTCCTAGTTCTCCTGCTGTACTGGTCATTCTTCCACCACCCCATTCAACAGTATTTTGATCTGCAACGGAATTGGGAACAGGAATTTGAATAATTTCTAAACCTTGTTGTTGTCTTAGATTTCTTGTAGTATCAACTGCCGTATTAATGGTTGGAAGTTGTTTAGCTGGTTTATATGAAAAAACACTGATTTGGAGATGATCTTGAACACTTGTATCCATATCGGATGGATATTTTAGAACTCCACCACCTCCAATTAGGTTTTTATATGATTTATTTGTTGTGTCTGGAACATTCTTTAAAGGATTATTTACTGCGTCTATTACTTGAGATGTTAAATTTGAAACAGTTTCGGTTGACTTCTGTAAAAAATTGTCTAGTAGAGCGCCATCTCCAATTGTGGGTAATGTTGCATTTGGATCTGTAGCTTCAAGATTAATTCTTTGATTACCAATAGATCCAATACCTTGACCGACAGCTAGTTTTAAAAAACTTTGGCCACCGTTTGATTCAATAATATTTTGATCGAATACTGATCCTCTATTTTCTTCTGGAATCGTTGTGGTACTTTTTAGTGTAGATGCGTCTTTTATTTGAAACGCAACAGTTCCAGTATCACTTTGATATTCTGCTTCAGTGCCAATAACCACGGAAAACGTATCGGCTATTGCATCTCTTTTAATCCAGAATACTTTATCTGATGTTGCGTTGGGTTTAAATTTTTTCTTAGGATCTATAGTTTCAGCCATTACTTATCCCTCCATACTCTATAGGATGGATAATCTACTCCATTGGGAGTTACAAATTTTTCGGTTGGTAACAGTGACACGTCTGCCATCTCTGATTCTGGTACTCTCATCATGCCACCTTGTATCCCACCAAAGTAATACCTGTGTAAGGTTTTATTGGGTACAACTACACCATCTCCACTATTTAGAAGAGATTTTGCAACACCTTGTCTTAGTTTAGGTGCCAAGTAATGTAGGTTTGCTCCCAGAAAACCATCTGGGAATGTATTAACTATGTATGTAACTGGGAACTGATCATAATACTTCAACCGATTGGGTTTGGTTGCGATGTAATTGAAGAAGTACATCTCTCCAGCTTCTGCTGGGCCTGACTGATCTCTATCTCCGTCTGGATCGTCATACTCAAAACCTTGATAATTCTGGAGAACTTGTGCCAAGGTGCCACGATACCAATCGCGGCTGCGATTCTTATTACCTGCTTGAGATTTGACGATGGACGCGATACTCATTTAATACCTAGTTCTTTCTCAGTAAAGATCTTGAACTCCCAGAGACGATCATCACAGAATTCTTTACAAGCTTTCCATTTAGCTTGATTCGTACCCCAGGTATAGACTTCATTGACCCAAGTCTTTGTTTTCTTGGGTGGATTGGGGTTTGGTTCTTTACACTGTTTTGCGGGTTTGATCTCTACTACCATTCGACGCATACGGCCAGTCGCGTCAATGTATTTGATGTAGAAATCTGGGAAGTACCTTCTTTTCTTTCCTGTCACTGGATCTTTGTATGGAACAAAGAACTCTTCACTACCCCATTCAAGAATATTCTCATTATCATCACAGTATTTCATGAATTTTCTTTCCCAAAGAGACCTATAAACGATGTTGGTTGGATCACCTTTATATTTCTTTGGATTGGAAGGTCTGTACTTCCCGCTATAACTCATAAATAACTCTTAACTGGCTGATATCTATTTAGAGTTAAATGTCAACACCAAGAAGATACCAAATAGAAGATATCAGGTCTAGATTTCAAACTGTAGCATTATCAAATCATTATCAAGTTTTCTTTGAAACCAATGCTTCCATACTCCAGGCAGCTTCAAGGAGAGGAATAGATAAAAGATTTGTTGTTGAAGATCTTGGATTGTATGTTTCTGATGCAGTTCTTCCTGGATCAAGTTTTGCTGATATTGAAGTTGCAGGTGATCGTCAAGGCATCACTGAAAGATTTCCACAGAATAGGATTTATGATGATGTAACTTTTTCGTTTTATGTGGATCGTGACTATAATGTCTTAAAGTTTTTTGAATCTTGGAATGATTTGATTAATCCATTGAGAGATGGTGCTGGTGGTATTAATCCAGATGTGATGAGATTGACGTATCCAAATTTTTATAAATGCAACGTTTCAATTCACAAGTTTAATAAGGATAATTTTACAGGACCAGATCCATCAAGAAATGCTATTGCATATACTTTCATTAATGCATGGCCTTACTCCGTTGCATCAACACCAGTAAGTTATTCTGGTTCTAACATTCTTCAAATGAATGTTACGTTTAGATATGATAGATATACCGTAATGGGAGTAACTGTCCCGCAACCCATTACATCTGTAGCTGCACCCACTACAAGTAATTTAGATACAGGTGCATTACCAACTCCAATAACAACTGGGGGAAGCGGTAGTAGTCAAATTCAAAAAAGATTAATTCCTATTAGTGGATCCGCTGCAGGGAGACAGGGTATTGTGTTCTATGATGCGAATACCACCACTAAGACACAGGCTATTATTCAGGGAACATTTTTTAACCAATCTGGCAATCCTATCTAAATACTCACACTGACCATCTCATTATGCCATTACCAACAATTGTTACACCTTCGTATGAACTGACTTTACCATCAACAGGAAAGACGGTTAAATACAGACCATTTTTGGTCAAAGAAGAAAAAATTCTAATTCTTGCAATTGAGAGTGGTGATACAAAAGACATCACCAGAGCTATCAAAGACGTTCTCAAGAATTGTATTCAAACAAGAGGTATCAAAGTAGATCAACTTCCTACTTTTGATATTGAATATCTGTTTCTTAATATTCGTGCAAAGTCTGTTGGTGAAAGTGTTGACATTATTGTAACTTGTCCCGATGATGGAGTTACGGAAGTCAATACTAAAATTTATATTGATGAAATTCAAGTCAAAAAAGACGACGATCATACAACAGATGTGAAAATTGATGACACATACACCATGAGGATGAAGTATCCATCTTTGGATCAGTTTATCAATGAGAATTTCAATTTCAAAAATGATGTTGAAGATACTTTCGGTATCGTCTCTTCTTGCATTGACATGGTTTATAGTGAAGATGAGGCTTGGTCAGCATCAGATTGTACTAAGAAAGAGTTGATCAGTTTTCTTGAACAGTTTAATTCCGCACAGTTCAAAGAAATTGAAAAATTCTTTGACACAATGCCGAAGTTGTCACATACTATTGAAGTGGAAAATCCTAAAACTGGTGTCAAGTCTGAGGTCACTTTGGAAGGTCTCTCAAGTTTTTTCGCTTGAGTATGGCTCAAATGAGTGCTGAGTCATACTATGAACTTAACTTTTCGTTGATGCAGTACCATAAATACTCTTTGACAGAGATTGAAAACATGATGCCGTGGGAACGTGATATCTACGTTTCCTTGTTGAGAAACTATCTTGAAGCTGAGAAACTCAAACAACAACAAGAACACGGTCTCGGTTAATGGCAGCAGGACTAGGTGCATTATTCCAAAATTTATTGAAGCTTGGAGGAACCAAAGGTGCCCAGGCTTCGATGGGTTCTATGGCCCAAAAAATGTTTGGGTCGCAGAGACGTAGCACCGATGAAGTTATTGAATTATCCGAAGAAGAAAGAAGACAAAGAGCCCTAGGATTTGTTGGTGCTGCGGGACCAGATTATTACCAAGATCCAACTGACGATGCACCAAACATCGTCATGCCTGCACCTCTTATTCAACAAACATCAACTGCATCGATCTTACCTCAACAAACGATCGTTCCTCAAGTTATTGAAGCTCCAAGAGGAACTGTTGTTAGGGGTTTGGGTAATATTGTTTTAGAAATTGAGAGAATTAATACGAATATTTCTGCAATCACTAGAGCAATGTCTGAGAGTGCATTGCTAGAAAAGAGATATCGTGATGAAATGATAAAAGATAGAAGAGAACTTCTTGCGCAGAGAGGAAAGGCGAGATCTAGAAGAAGAACTGGTAGAAGAGCTAGATTGATGAGAAACATCTTTTCTCCAGTGAGAAGTGCTAGGAGAAGAGTTGGAGGAGCACTCAAACAAACAGGAGAAGCATTTCTTCTTGGTGCTGGACTTGAAATTGGTGCATTTGTTTTAAATGCTTTTAAAAAATTTATGGGTGGTGGTGAACCAACACCAGACGTAAGAGGAACTGAAGATTTATTTGGTGCTATTTCGAGTGGGGAAGGTGGTCTTGATTCTGTTAATAGAGGTAAGGCCGGTGACACTCCTGGTGGAGTTCAATCTATTCTAGGAAAACGTTCTGCTGAACTGACTGTTGATGAAGTTCTTGCTGCAATGGAAGAAGGTAAGATTTTCGCCCTTGGTAAGTATCAAGTCACAGCCACCGCTATGCCAGGATTTGTTCGTTACTTGCAGGATGAAGAAGGAATTGATACATCAAAGGCAAAATTTGATGCATCAATTCAAAACAAATACCCACAATATACCGTTAAACGTAAGAGGCCAAAAGTCGGTCAATATCTAAGAGGAGAGGGTGGTGTTAGTGAAAATGAAGCCTTGTTGGAACTCGCTGCAGAATATGCATCAGTTGGTGTTCCATATGACATGAAAGCTGGATCCTATGCACCAGGAATACCTGCGGTAGATATTAAAAAAGGTGAGAGTTTGTATAAGTCGTACAAAGATGCTGGAAATGCTGCAAGTGCAAGACTTCAACCCGCAAGAATGTTAGAACTTTTGCGAAAAGCAAAAGAAAAAGCATCTGCACCACCTCCACCTCCAGCCCTAAAACCTGAAGATCCAAGAGGTCCACAAGAGAGAGCCTCATTAAATGTTAGACCTGCAAGTGAACGAATTGCAATGGCTCCTCTTGGTAGTCTTCAAAAGGCGCCTAATATCACAACAATTGACTTAAGAAAAAAAGTAAATCTACCAGAATCAAATACAGTAAACAAAGGTGTTTCTGTTCCTGAGAAAGATCCTGGTGGCGGTGGTTTATATGAAAGTTACATGTTAGGAAAGAATGTAGGATAAGAACATGGCTTTTAATCCAATTAGAGACTTATCAAAAGTAGATAGAGATCAATCCATCAAACAACTTGGTGGTGCAACTCAGGATGAGATAAGTGTTATTGCCAATAGATTAAAAACTACTACAAGACTTACATCACAATTACTTGAAGTAATTCGAAGAAAGAATGCATTATTTAAAACTGATCTTGAACAGATCAA